CTCGAAAGAGGAAACTGACTGATAACCGACTTGAGATAGTGGCTTTTATTCTTAGCCCCCTATAGTGCATGTAGTGCGCAAGTACTTTTCAGATCTGTTTTGATCGGAGAATTTACTAGGAACTACTGTATTGACCATAAGGTACCAGAGGAATGAGCCTCAACAAGCTCCTGGGATTAGACTTAGATCGAAAGACCCGGTAACCGAAGGATTTATGCTGAGTGGTAGGTACAGCAAGTGCTGGCAAACTGAAAAGTAGACTGCAAATGTAAGGTACTATAGGATGATTATTAATAAAACAACCATGAAAAACTCGCAATTTAAAGACCACATATATATGGCCTCTTTATTGCGTAGAACTTTCAAGTTCGATTATTCTGATATGATCTCCAGAAATGGGGGTCTCCTATTGTTTCGGCCATTTAAATTAATGGCTGAGTCATTAGGGTTCCGTTTAAGAGCTTCTATAACTAGACTAATATTTGTCTATATACGTTACTTGTTTAAGATCTATAAGGATCAAGGCCGAAAGGGTGTAGTAATACATCTTAAGGCCCTCCATATAGGTCTTATGCAAACTTTAGGTGGATATAAACCTAGGAAGTCTCCCTCTCCAGTCCGTTTTTCGCGGGCTGGGGATGGTCTTCCTAGAGTAATTCCAATAGATCATCGTAAGAGAATAAGAAAAGGGGAGGGGTCTATCATTCGTTTGTGACTCAGTTTGTTTTCTTTCTTCAGAGTTCTTGACTTTGAGGGAAAATACAAATTTGAGACCATTTACTCTGATAGTACCTTCTCTTCTCGTTCTTATTCTTCTCAGATTTCTATTGTGAAATCTCTAGTCGATGAGACTCTCCTTGAAAAGTTTTATGAGTGAATGAATTTACCTTATCTTTATAAATATCGTGGGTCGTTGAAAACTGCTGTTGGAAATATTCAGGAAAAGGTCTTAGATGCTGGGTTTCATCCCATCTCTAAGTCTGCTCCTGGTACTTCTGATCGGCAAGTCTCAACTCATCCCGATGTTTTAAGGTGACAAGCTATCATGCATGCTAGATTAGGGACTTTGAAGTTCTTTTTGGACTTTGAATCTCGTTCTAGAGGTGCTGATGCGGTAATTCATATGCTTAGATGACTTTCCGTTCCTCGAGATCAGTATCATAGTCCCGACCGTCCACTTAAGTTACCGGAGTTTTCCAAGGATACTTTCTTAGTTGAATCTCCCTCATCAGGAGATATGGCTAAGTATGGTTACTTGGGGAAATTGGGTACTAAAGTTGAGGCGGCTGGTAAGATTCGCGTTTTTGCAATGGTCGATGCTTGGACTCAGTGACTACTGAATCCGATTCATAAGACGTTGTTTAAAGCGCTAAGTAATTTGAGTACCGATGGTACTTTTGACCAGCTGAAACCGTTAAAAGTTTTGGTTGATTATAAGTACAAAAAGTACTTTAGCTACGATCTTACGGCGGCTACGGACAGGCTTCCTGTTGTATTACAGGAGTACCTGCTGCATCCGCTGCTGGGTTATATACTGGCTCGAAGTTGGAAGGAGCTCCTTGTGAATCGGTTTTACTGATTCAAAGGATCTCCGACCAAGGGGAAGTCGCTTCTTTTACGGTACAAAGTCGGTCAACCCATGGGCGCGTTATCCTCTTGAGCTATGCTAGCTATGACTCATCATTTCATAATTCAATTATGTTGGTGAAGACTTGGCTGGCGTAGTTTCTTTAGAGATTATGCTGTCTTGGGTGACGATGTTGTTATTTGTAATAAAGAAGTGGCGAGAGAATACAGGAAGGTAATGGATCTGCTAGGTGTGGAGTGTAACTTGAGTAAATCTCTTGTTTCTTCACACAGCCTGGAATTTGCTAAGAGGTTTTATTTTAAGGGTGAGGATCTATCTCCTCTGTCTTTTAAAGAGATTAACGCTCAGGGTGAAAGCCCTAGATCGTTGATTACCTTTCAAAAGCGTTGAGGTTTTAGAGACTCGGTCTTATTATCTTACCTATTAGCAGGCTACAGACGAAAAGGTTCGTATCAATCTACTCGAATCCTTACAATGCCTCCGATCTTACGATCGGGTGTATTGTATGCTCTTCGGAGCAGATATGAACCTATGCGTTGGTTCATGACGGTTTCATGGTTAAAGAACTATTCTCTCGATCAGACCCAGATGTACAATTTACAATTGTATATCTGAGATATGTATCGTAGAGTAATTATTTCTTTGATCAAACGAAAACGTCGTGAATTAGCGGGGGTCTTAAAAGGCGAGAGAGGTGAGGGATTATATCAGGAGATGACTCATTTGCTTCTTGATAAGGATATATTAAAGTGAGATGAACGGTTTCATGAGATTTCCGCGTTTATGCTCTCGACTAGTCGGGAGTATATGTGGATTGATTATGAGAAGGGATTTGATGCTGTAATATTGACTTTGAGAGCTCAGTTAGATGAGATCAACTCTTGCCCTGACTTCTCCTCTTTTAAGATACGTAGAGAGGATGAAGATAAAGACGATAAAGTTGACCGTCAGACTTTCCAACAAGAGGTCGCTATCTGACTTTCTGTTCATAATCATTTAGTTGGTAAAGGTTTACCTATTACTACTAAGTGGAATGAGCTAAAGCTGGATAACTCTCTTCGTTGGTTATCTGATAATCTTCCTAAGACTAAGGTTCCTCGTATCGTGCGATTTGTTCGTAAAACTCGTTTAACTGATTATTTCACCGCCTCATACCCGTTTAACAGGGTTAAGCCTGATCGATTGTGATGGCCTGACTGATTATGGAACTATTTTATACGATCGATTCCGGAGACTAGTGATAGATCTCTGGCGTTGGTTGTGTATGATAGTCCTAATCGGCTCGTCTTACGACCTGATCTTGCTCCTCTGTTTATTCGGAGATTGAGAGGGTGGGCTAATACTTATAGTCAGAGTATTAGTTATATGATGATATTCGTTTTTGCGCTTCAGCCGCTCATATGAGTGACTCCTGAATTATCAGATGTCTCTCTTGATAGCCCTAGCAGACCAAAAACAAAACTCCTCATATGGGGGGCTATGTTGTTGTCCTTATTTCTGTTTATACTGTTTATGTCTTGGCAAGGATCGCCACCACTGTCTAGTGGTGATGGTCTTATACCTTTTGCACTTCCAGTATATTCGGAATTTGGATGAGATGCAGCTCGGGAAGTGATGAATCATGAACGTAATATATATTACAGACCTGATTTTGCCGTTTCCCCTTTCCTTCATTATTATGGAGGGTTACTCATAGAGGGAGTTTATCTTCCTGAATACTAAAACCGGGGTAATACCCTATGTTAAAGTAACAGCAAATATTATATAGATGCTTTCGGAATACAAGTTCTAACCCTGGAGTTTATCCAGGTAATTTAGAACAAATAATAAACGCAAACTGAGCGC